GCTAAACAAAATTATGATGATGATACAGCGACAGTTCTTGATGGTGGAATAAATGAGAAGGTTACAAAATTCAAGGTTAGTGCAACTACAGATCTTGCTGCAAATCAAAGAATCATTATTGATACTGAAATCATGAAGATTAGAAGTATCAGCGGTCAAAATGTAACTGTGTTCCGTGCTCATGATAACACAGTCGCTGCATCACATGATCATGGTGCAAGTATTGGTGTGCTTAGTGCGACTGATAATGCATCAATTGAATTTGGTGATGACTTTGGATTTGATGAAATGTCATCATTCTTTAGTGACGGTAAGGAGTTCAGTCCATCACAAGGCATAGACATCTAGGAGAGTTATGAAAAATTTTGATTCTATCGAGGAAGCACTTAACGTAGATACGGAAGTTGTTGAGACTCCAAAGAAGGAGACTCGAAAGAATCAACTTGCAAAATCGGAGGCAAATGATTCTGAAAAAGATTATGAATATAGTCGTGCAAACTTATATTCTCTGGTTGAAAAAGGACAAGAAGCAGTAAATGGTATATTAGAATTAGCACAAGAATCTGATTCCGCAAGAGCTTATGAAGTTGCTGCAACCACAATCAAAGCAGTTGCAGATACAACAGATAAACTTATTGACTTGCAACAGAAGATGAAGGATCTAGAACAAGATCCGAACAAAGGCCCTACGAATGTGACAAACGCATTATTTGTAGGATCAACAGCGGAGTTATCAAAATTAATCAAGAATCAAAATAAAGATGATAAATGAAATCTCCAGAACTCACAGAATTTTTTAGTCTTCTTGGAAAGGCCAAGAAAGAAAAGAAAGAGGAGTTTGATAATCTTCTCAAGGAGGCGGATATCAATCTTGATGTCCTAACTTCGACTGTGGTTACTGGTATTAAGGAAGCAAAAGTAAAACAAAAGAAACAAAAGAAGAAAGAAGCAAAATTAATTGAACAGTTAGATTCAATAATTGATACACTTGAAAAACCTAAAGAGGTCAAAGAGATTACAGAACCAGCTGTTACAGTTGGAGTGCCTGAAGATTTTGATATCTCAAAATTAGAGGAAGATAATCCTTTAGATATTCAAGATTGGAATAATGGTGATGTTAAATTTACTGAAGTTGATGCAGTTGATATTGTCAAACCAGAACCAATCAAGACACCAGAAATAAGTGATACTGTCTTACAGGCGATCAAGTTTATTGAAGAAACAAATATTAAAGAAGAGATTGAAAATTCAGATGAAACAAGTATTGATAGTCTCAAGGGTGAAATCAAACAAGTCAGAGATATTTTATACAAGGTTCTTGCACACGGGCCAGGATCTGGTGAAGTTAATCTTTTAAAACTTGATGATGTTGATGAAGATACTGCAAAGGTAGATGGTAAGTTTTTAAAATATGATTCTTCAAGTGAAAAGTTTATAGGTGCATCTGCTGGTATTGGAACAGAGGATAGTTTAAACACATCAGGCATTATCACCGCTGCACAGTTCTCAGGATACAGTCATCTCATTGCACCATATGGATCAACCACAACAATTACAGTTAAGGTTGCAACTAAAACATCTGCACACAGATATCAAGGTCAAGGAAGTAGTAATGGATATGTTTTAGATAACGTAGAATCTCCATTTCTAACTCTCACACCAGGCAGAACATATCGTTTTGATGTATCAGACAGTTCAAATAGTGGTCATCCCTTTAGATTTTATTATGATGTTGATAAGACAACTCAATACACAACAGGTGTAACTGTAGGATCAGGTTATGTTGATTTACAGGTAACAGATACAACACCAACAGTTTTATTTTATCAGTGTTCTTCTCATGGAAACATGGGAAACTCTATTCAGGTAAACTCAAATGTAGTTGACACGCCTTCAGGAGGAACAGTCAGGGGGACACTTACTGCGACAGCTTTCTCAGGGCCACTTACAGGTAACGTAACAGGTAACGTAACAGGTAGTGTTACAGGTAACGTCACTGGAAACTTGACGGGAAATGTCACGGGAAATATTACTTCATCAGGTGAATCAACATTCACAAATAGACTAAAGATACAAAGTTCAGATGGAACGCCAGGCAGAATAGATTATTATTGTGAATCATCAAACGCACATTATACAAGAGTTCAAGCAGCAAATCATAATGCATACTCAGGAAACGTCACTGTTACTCTTCCTGTTATTGCTGGTGATTTAATAGTTGGTGACACCTCATCTGCAATAGGTCAAGACATTAATACAAGTGGTGATATTACCGCAGCAAACTTCATTGGTAATGGATCACAACTGACTGGTATTGCAGCAACAGATAATATTCGTACAAATACAAATGCAACCTTCTTACAGAACGTAAACGTATCTGGAACCACAACTGCAACAACATTCATTGGTAACTTAACAGGTGATGTTACAGGAACATCATCAAACGCAACTTTAGCTGTAAATGCACAGGGTCTAACTGGCACACCAAATATCACAGTTGGTTCAATCATTGCATCCACTGGAACATTCAGTGGCAATGTCACAATTGGTGGAACTCTAACTTACGAAGATGTAACTAATATTGATTCTGTTGGTCTCGTTACCGCAAGATCTGGTTTGATTGTTGGAACTGGTGTCACCTTAAGTAAAGATGGTGATGGATTCTACACTGGTATTGTAACCGCAACCACATTTGTTGGTAACGTCACTGGTAATATTTCTGGTTCATCAGGATCTACCACAGGTAATGCTGCGACTGCGACTAAACTTGCAACCGCAAGATCGATTGGTGGTCAGTCATTTGACGGAACGGCAGATATCACTATTAATTATGGTAATATTCAAAATACTCCAACAATTCCATCAAATAATAGTCAACTGACAAACGGTGCTGGATATATTACATCAAGTGGAACTGCTGCATTATCACAAGGATTAACTGGAACTCCAAGTATTGTTGTAGGAGTTTCAACTGCAACAAAATCTCATGTTGGTGTTGATACTGGTGTGTATGGTGAAGAATTGGTTGTGACTGGAGATGCCAGAGTAACTGGTATTTTAACGATTGGTACAGGATCTATCACTCTTGACCCAACTGCAAAACAACTTCGTGGTCTTGAAGAGATTGTTATTGGTATCGCAAACACAATTACAATTAAACAAGACGCTAAGGGTGAGATTGAATTTACTGACGCAGTTGGAACTCCAAAGTCAGTTGGAATCGGAACTACAGTATCAATCAATACATCAGGTATCATAACTGCGACAACTTTTGTGGGTGCATTAACTGGTAATGTAACTGGTGATGCATCAGGTAACGCTGGTACTGCAACTAAACTTGCAACTGCAAGAACCATTGGTGGTGTATCCTTTGATGGATCTGCTAATATCAATCTACCAGGCGTAAACTCTGATGGTAATCAAGATACAACTGGTAATGCAGCAACATCAACACTTGCAGTCAGTGCTCAAGGTTTAACAGGTTCTCCAAATATAACTGTAACTGATGTACAGGCAGTTGATGCAATCATTAGTGGTAACTTATCTGTTGCTGGAACAATTACATCTCTAGATCAAAATGATATTCTTGCAACTGGTATTATCACTGCATCATCTGGTGTGGATCTTGGTGATCCAGGCATTGTCACACTTTCAAGTAATACTTTAACTACTACATCTACCAGCACAGATACAGTTGCAAGTATTTCTGCAACAGTTAATCGTTCTGCAACTTTCCAAGTTCAAGTGACAAGAGGAACTCAGTATCATATGACAACAATCAATATGATTCATGATGGTACGCAAGCTTTTATAAGTGAGTATGGAACGATACGAACAGGACAATCACTCGCAACATTTAGTGCTGATATCAATAGTGGTAATCTACGACTTCGTGCAACACCTACGTCTGCCGACTCAACAGTCTTTAAATTATCTAAGACTACGATAAAAGTATAAATATATCTAGCGGAATCTCTAAGATGAAAAAATTTATCGGTGAACAAATCAGTAGATTTTTTAATACTGGACAATGGGCATTAAAATTAGTCTTTCTTGTTGTTCTAACTGAACTTGCTATCATAGGTGGAGTTACACTTGGATGCATGACAGGAACTGAGTG